TCGATCTTTCTGGTCTAGAGTCCAGACTTGGAGCTATTGAGTCTCGCCCAACACCTACATTTGATCCATCTGGTATTCTTTCCGCTATTGAGCAAAATCGTGCGGCCATTTCTGGTCTTCCTACAGTCGATCTTTCTGGTCTAGAGTCCAGACTTGGAGCTATTGAGTCTCGCCCAACACCTACATTTGATCCATCTGGTATTCTTTCCGCTATTGAGCAAAATCGTGCGGCCATTTCTGGTCTTCCTACAGTTGATCTTTCTGGTCTAGAGTCCAGACTTGGAGCTATTGAGTCTCGCCCAACACCTACATTTGATCCATCTGGTATTCTTTCCGCTATTGAGCAAAATCGTGCGGCCATTTCTGGTCTTCCTACATTTGATCCATCTGGTATTCTTTCCGCTATTGAGCAAAATCGCAAAGCGATAGAGGGTCTTTCGCTTACGACAGCGCCAGCATCAGCGCCTACCGCGCCGCCTATTATGGATATGCAAGCGCCGCAAGTTATGCCGGCGCAGCAAGTCCCTGCGCCTGCACCAGTCCCTGCGCCTGCACCTACGCCAACTCCGACCCCTGCGCCTGCACTTGAAAACTTTGACCCGCAGGCATTGCTAAACATTACTAGCCAAATTCTTCAACCTAAACTGGACTATGATCCCGCAAACGTAGTGTATTTTGACACGGGGACAAAAGTCGGAGTGCCAGACCCAGCTACGGGTAAGATGGTTAAGCGTAACTCCGCACCAGTAGTATTCCAGCCAGGCGAGACTTACACGATGCGTGACCGCCAAGGCAACGTCATTGCCACGGCCACGACATTGGAAGAATTGCAGGCAATGTCAAAGATGTCAGAGGAAGTGCCGGGATACGTTCTAGATAAACCCGAATACGCTGGCATGTATAAAACCGGAACGACCGAAAAAGTTCCAGATGATCTTGGGTTTCTTGGTACAGCTTTAGATGTCGGGTTGCCAGTTCTCGGCGCGATAGCTGCCGGCCCTCTTGGCGCGGCGGCTGGATCGGGTGTGGCTAGCGCCGCGCAAGGCCGTTCTCTTAAAAACACATTGTTGCGCGCTGGCCTTACCGCAGCCGGAACGGCGGCGGGAGGTGCATTGTTAGGTGAAAGCGGACCCATTAACTTACTGGAGGGTACTCCGTTCTCCGATGCAGCCATAAATGCTGCAGGAAGCGCCGTGGGCAGCACTGCGGGCAGCACTGCGGGCAGCACTGCGAGTGGCGCTCTTCCTGCTGTCGGAAACGCGATCATAGTTTCCGGTACAGTGCCAGCAGCAACGTCCGCTGTAGGGTCTGCACTAGGAAGCGCGGCTGGCACTGGTTTGGGGTCTGTTGCTACAAACGCAGTTTCTCCCCAACCGACAGGGGAGCCTAGCATCGAAGTGGTAGGAAATCGTATTACGTCTCCATCTTTCGTTGAAAGAGCTGTTGAACCTTTTGCGTCAGGCGTAGCTAATGCGCTGGGACCAGACGTTATCCCACCAACTGAAAATCAAATTGTGGTAGAACGCCCGCGCCTAGAACCTATGCCCGGTGCTAAAGAGCGTATTGACGCAGCAACTGCTGCATCACAGGTGGCAGGCTTGCTTGCTACTGGTGGTATACTTCAAAGCGGCCAAACGCCGACAGATGGCACGACCACTATGGAGACAGGCAACAGCCTGCTCGACGAAATCATTAAATACTACAGCCTCGGCTCTATCGGCCTCGACGCTTTGGGCGGGGCGCTGGGTCTTGGTGGCGGCGGCGGCGGAGGCCAAGCTGCCGCGCCGTATGTTTCGCAACTTGGGCCTATGCCGACGTTTACTCGTGGCGGGTTCCAGCCATATACCGGCGACTATGAAACCTACGGCTTTGGACCAGAGTTTAACTTCTTTGGCGGCCCCGCGCCGATTACCCCTACTGCGCCAGCGATGGGTGTACTTGGACCTAACACTCCAGTAGACACAACACTCATATGACCAAAGAAGAAATTATAGCAAAAGCTAATCACGCCAAGCGTCTTTTGGAGGACGAAGTGCTGCTCGATGCGTTCAGCACTGTTGAGGAGGATATATTCAAGGAATGGCGTTCGTCCGAAGTCAATGACTACGATAAACGAACTGATCTATTTCTTACGCTCAAATGCCTTGAGCGTCTGAAAGCCCGACTCCGGGCAATCCTCGATGACGGAACTATTGCGTCGAGGAGTTGAACTACACTATGAAAAGGTGATATATGGCGATTGAAGACGGCAACCCCCAAGGCGGGATCGGCCTTCACGAAGCAACTCTTGCCATCAGCAATTTGCTTGGCCCCGAACAGGACAACCAGGAAGAAGCTGAGGCGCTAGATCAAGAAGAAGCTGAAGAGCAGGAGCTTGATCGGGAATCTGAGACTGAAGAAGTCGAAGAGTACGAAGAAGAAACTGAGTACGACGAGGCTGACGATGTTGAAGATTCTGAATCTGACGACGAGGAAGTTGAAGAAGAAGCTACGCAGGAACTTTCAGAAGACCTTACCCTCAAGGTTAAAGTTGATGGGGAAGAGATGGAAGTCACCCTTGCCGAACTTCGGAACGGCTATTCTCGAACCGCAGATTATACGCGAAAAGCTACCGCTCTGGCCGAGCAGCGCAAGTCGCTTGAAGCTGAAGCGGAAGCCATTCGTGCGGAACGCACTCAATACGCGCAACTACTGCCGATCCTGCAACAGCAGATTCAGCAGCAGAACGCGGCAGAGCCTGACTGGGATACTCTTTATGATGAAGACCCCATTGAGGCTGCTAGATTGGAACGGCATTGGCGTAAAACCAAGGATGAACAAACGCAGAGGCTGGCCGCTATTCAGGCCGAGCAGCAGCGTCTCACCGAGGAAGAAACCAAGCAGCGTACACAGCAGATGCAAGCGGTTGTTCAAGCCGAACGTGCCAGACTCCCTGAAGTCATTCCTGAATGGAAAGATCAAGAGACGATGATGCGGGAAGCCCAAGAACTGCGGGAATGGGCGACATCGAACGGACTAACTGAGCAGGATGTTAATTCTCTCACACAGGCCGCTCATATTGCTCTTGTTCGTAAAGCGATGCTGTATGATAAGGGTGTTAAGAACGTGGAAAAAGCGAAACAACCGGCCAAGAAAAAAGCTCGTGTTGTCCGCCCAGGTTCCAGCAACTCTTCTGCAAAGTCCGGTTCCGTTGATATTAAGAGAGCGTCCAAGCGTCTCGCACAAACTGGTCGCGTCGCTGACGCCGCCAAACTCTTGGATAAACTCATTTAGGGACTTTTAGTTATGGCTATTGTAGCAAACACCTTCACCCGTTATTCGGCTGTTGGTATTCGTGAAGACCTGTCGAATGTCATCTACAACATTTCGCCAGAAGAAACTCCGTTCATCTCGAACATCGGTCGCGAGAACGTCAAGAACACCTACTTTGAATGGCAGACTGACAGCCTTGCTGCTGCTTCGGCTTCTAACGCTGCTCTTGAAGGCGACGACGTTGCTTCGTTCACTGCTGTTAGCCCGACCTCGCGGATCGGTAACTACACACAGATCAGCACCAAGAACGTCGTTATTTCGGGTACGCTCGAAGCTCTCGACAAAGCTGGTCGTCGTAGCGAACTGACATATCAGCTTGCAAAGCTGGGTTCTGAACTGAAGCGTGACATGGAGAGCGCACTGCTCGCCAACCAGTCGCCAGTAGCAGGTAACACCACTACGGCTCGCCGTACTGCTGGTCTGCCGGCTTTCATCAAAACCAACACCGACTTCGGTACTGGTGGCGCTGACACGGCTGGTATCGCTGCTCGTACTGACGGTACGCAGCGTGCTTTCTCTGAAGCTCTGCTCAAAACCGTGATCGCTGAAGTCTGGGAATCGGGCGGCACTCCGAAGATGCTCATGGTTGGCTCGCACAACAAGCAAGTTGCTTCGGGCTTCACCGGCATCGCGACTCGCTTCCGTGACGTTCCTGCTGGCCAGCAGGCGCAGATCGTTGGCGCAGCCGACGTTTATGTATCGGACTTCGGTACTGTGAACATCGTGCCTAACCGCTTCCAGCGCGCTCGTGACGCTTTCGTCGTTGATCCGCAGTATGCGTCGATGGCTGTTTTGCGTCCGATCCAGCAGATGGAACTGGCGAAGACCGGCGACGCCGAGAAGCGCCTGATGCTCGTTGAGTACGGCCTGAAGGTTAACAACGAAGCCGCACACGGCATCGTAGCTGACCTTACCACGTCGTAATTGACATATAGGCGGGGGCGGGTTTAGGCTCGCCCCCTAACCTATAGGAGTATTCCATGTCTAAGCGCCTTATTTCCGACGACAAAGCTACCGGGATCAAGACATATCTTGATTACGACGGCACCGATGACAACGCCACTATTGTCAAAGAGCAGGATGTCACGAACATCGTCGATTACAACAAGGCTGCGTTTGACGCCGCGCCGAAACGGTGGGGCGACTTTACTCATGTAGGCCGCATTCCGATGACGGTTTACAACGAACTTAAAGAGAAGGGCATTCTGGACGACCAACAAGAGTTGGTGAAGTGGCTGAATGATCCTAACAACGCCATGTGGCGTACACGACCAGGGAATGTCTGATGGCGATTACAACCTACGCAGAACTTAAATCTGCCGTCGCTGATTGGCTCAATCGGGACGATCTTGACGCCGTTATTCCCAATTTCATTTCGCTTGCCGAAGCGCACTTTAACCGCACCATGCGCCATCGTAAGATGGTGACGCGGTCTGATGCTACGCTCGACACGCCATATTTTGCGGTGCCAGCGGATTGGCTGGAGAACATTCGGTTCCAGTTGAACACGAACCCTGTTACGCCACTACTGTATGTAACGCCGGAACAAGCCGCAGAGGAACGCCAGAAATATAACGCATCTGGCCAACCACTATTCTTTTCTATGGTGGGAGAGCAGTTCCAAGTCGTGCCGTCGCCTGACACTAGCTACGACGCCGAACTACTTTATTACGCCAAGATTCCGGCACTGTCGGACGCCAACACAACGAACTGGCTTTTGACAGAAAGCCCGGACGTATATCTTTACGGCTCGCTGGTTCAATCTGCGCCGTATCTTAAAGAAGACGAGCGAATCTCTGTCTGGGCGGGGCTGTATCAGCAGTTTGTTGATGATATGATGCTGGCCGATGAACGCGCCCGTATTGGCTCGTCTAAACTTAAAGCTCGCTTCCGCACATTTGGTTAGGGGTCAACGCCGTGTCTTTTTCTAATTATCTTGAGAACAAAGTTCTCGATCATGTTTTCGGTGGCTCGGCGTATACTGCTCCGGCCACTCTTTATGTCGGTCTGTTTACTAGCAATCCTGGTGAAGGTGGCGGCGGCACAGAAGTTAGCGGCGGATCATACGCTCGCCAGACGATTGCGTTCACTGTAACGGGCAGCCAAGCGTCGAGCAGTGCTGCTGTTGAGTTCCCTACTGCGACGGCTTCGTGGGGTACGATCACTTACGCTGCGGTATATGACGCGGTGTCAGGCGGCAATCTTCTTGCATCCGGTGCGCTGACGACTTCAAAGACTATCGACAGCGGCGACGTATTCCGTATCCCATCGGGTGATTTCGACATCGACTTGGATTGATAGATGGCCGGTTATGGTAGTGGCTTATATGGCATAGGAAGTTACGGTATTGACCCATTAGAGGGTCAAGTCACCGTAACTGCTGCGTCGTCTGCTACCGCTTCTGGTCTTATTGTTAAAGACGCTGTCGTCGCTGTTGCAGCGGCGTCTACTGTATCGCCTACGGCTACTCGCGTTCGCGAAGCCGCGATTGCTGTTTCAGCTACATCCACAGTTTCGCCGACAGCTATTCGTGTTCGTGAAGCAGCGATTTCTTCTTCTGCGTCATCGACAGGTTCGGTCACGGCCACCCGTATTCGTGAAGCAGATGTCACCACATCTACAGTTTCGGTAGTGGCGCAGGCAGTATTCCTTTCGGGCGTAACAGTAAACGCACAAAGCACTGTCACTCCGACTGCTAACCGTGTGCAGTCAACGGGCGCAGCAATCTCGGCCACATCTACTGTAAATGTCGTTGCAGTAGAAAAATGGGAACCTGTCCCAATTACGCCAGAGACATGGACGCAACAATCCGATACTGCTATATCGTGGGCTGCGAATAGTGATACATCGAAGACTTGGACGCCGGTTGCAGTAACGGGCAAGACTTGGACTGAAATTTCTGATACAGATGAGACTTGGACGCCGAAAGAGTTTCCAGACTCCCTGGCCGCATGAGGTAAAATATGGCT